TTCGATTTTCTTGGACAACTCTCGTAGCGCGATTAGGTGCGCCACAATTGGCTTGGCTACGGTGAAGGCTCGGACCTTTTCCAATGCATCGCGATCAGCTGTTGGGCGGCCTTGTTTCTTGATAATGGGGATTTGAAGATGATTATAAAATAGCTCCATAACCTGCTTCGAACTACGCCAACTGAATGAAAGCATGCCAACACCGTCAAGCACGATGCGAGAAAGGCTGCGTTCGAGATAATCGATTTTATCATGGAATTCATTTATGACCTCTCGTTTGCGGTTGGCATTGATTAGGGATCCCCGACAGCGCATTTCGAGAACCGGGCCTTGCAGAGCGCGGGAGAATGCATAGGTTGCGGCGGTGGTTGCGTCGAGCTGGGGATGAATGGTGTTAAAGACCTCGAGGGTGACGGCGCAGTCAAGGCCGTTGTAGATTTGATCTCGCTCCCATTGGTTTTTGATGTCTTCTGGCTTTGTTTTATTGGTGTGGATTATCTTCATCAATCCCAACTCTCAAACCCACGTTGCTCAAGCCATTGTTTAGCTTGAGCACGCAGTTCCTCGGGAAGCTTAGGACAGGCCGTGATCATCTTCATTCGAGCTATCTCGGCTACGAGGTCGTTGGAAAACGTTTGCTTCTTGGATAGGGCCCAGTCGATAAACACGGCTAGGTTGTCCATGAGCAAGACAGCATCGCGCTCGTTATTATAAGCTTCTATTTGGTCTATCATGCGTCCCTCTTCACCGTATCAGATCGCTTCCGCTCGCTCTTCCAAGGTCCGTGGTTGGTGTAGATCGAACCTAGAAAACCGAGGCTCTTTAAGCTTTCAGGTTGCAACGCGTGATGCAAGAGCATCGTATCGTGCACCGCACCCCTCACTCCGATTCGATAGCTCCGCAGTAGGAAGGCGATGTCGTACAATCCATTTTGGAAGAGTTTGCATATCGTCGGATTCTCAAGCACCGAACGTATAAGCTTCCAGCACTGTTGTTCAGACTGTGCATTAGCCCAATAGCTTCCACTCTCTGCGCGCTCGTCATCGAATGGAATAACAAGTGCAAGGTCTGGTCTGGGAGCGAATCCAATGCAAGTGATTCTTGTGCCGCTCGTTTCGATGTCGACAGAAAGCAATTCACAGCCGCGAACATGGTTTTCGAAGAAGCTAGTGATGTCTTCAAGCGTCGGCTCGGTCCAGATTTCAACTGGTGGGCGTGAGACATTTGCGGTGTCCTTTTCATCGTTGATTTTGCTGAGATCCGAAACTACTGTGGGTCGCAACTCCCATTGCCGGTGAACAGCGCTAGGATGGTAAGTGCACAAAAGCTTATACCCACTAACGCAATGAGTGCTAACAGCGGTTGTGCCCCGAAGCTTCCGAACCCCAGTAGTCCCCAACATAGCCCATATAGCAGTATTCCCCAAGCAGACAATGAGATTAGGATCATGAGAAAGGATTTCATCCCCAAGACGATCCAGTTCTGGGGCGAATTCAGATCTAACATACCCGGCTTTGAGTAGTTTGGCGTAGTTGGGAAGGCCGGATGCTTTCCCCCCGCAGAAGTATTCGAGTTTGTTCCCGGGCGGATAGATGTTGAAGACGTTGGTGCGGATGAAGGTTTCACGATGGTTCTCCCAGATTTTGTCCAAGGACCAGGGATCGCGGGTTGTCCAGAAGCTGTGAAGGTGGGCGGAATCATTAGTGGAGAGTTGGATCACACAGGCTTCGGTTAGCATACGGATCAACTCAGCTCCAGTCGCTCCCACAAACGCTCGGTCTATCCGGGCCTCCGCTTCGCCACGCTGCTCCCCGATGAGGAGGATTGGCTTACTCATCGAAACCTTCGAAGAATCATTTGCTTTGCGTGTTCGAGTGAACCTGCATGGACTACGCAGGGATGATGTTGCCATGTACTGAAATCTGGGCAATTACCGGCTAGGATAGTTAGAATACCCTGACCAATGGCAATACCTGCTTCGACCAAAGCTCCCCGCAGTTTATCGTCTGAATTGCCGTAGACAATCACTGCCTGCGAAGTCTTTACATCCTCCTCATCAACAAGCCAGAATATATGAAGGTCCTCTGGCGAAACCTCCGCAGTCTGTCCGATGATTGCATGATCAAACCACCTTGCGTGTAGATCAATGTTGTTGGCTATCCAATCATCACGAAGGATTCGAAAGCGTTCTGCGTACTTCAGTTTACTGGCGATATAGACTTTGATCATCTCGGCGCCCTCGTCAACCTCAAAATCTCCCGCTCCAAATACCACATGGCCTTTCGCAGGTTCTCCACCGGATCGCCTTTGTCCATGTAGCGCCAGATATACTTCACCGCGTTACCCGGGTTGAATAGCATGTGCTCGGTGATGTCGATGCATTCGATTCCGCTAGGGTGGCGGCGGTAGTGGCTGGGATTGATTGGGTCTTCCGGCGAAGCCAGCGGATATCTTTCACCAAACGCTGGATTGTCTTGATGTCCCGATGCATCGCTTCCGCTATTTTGTACATTGGCATTCCTTCTGCGTAAGCGTGGCGCGAAAGCCCCCGCTCCAGTGGAGTCATGTGCTGCTTCATCCCCTTGGAGCGTGAGCGAGGAGACTTCATTGGCGAGTTCCTTTGCCATTTCTTCAGTGAGTTGGAAGGGTTTTTGCATTGGACTGGGTTTCCAAAAAGATGGCCGTGGCATTTGCGCCAACGGCCAGTTGGGGAGGAACAGGGTTAGTCGTAGGTAAGGTCGTTAGTCATGGCTAAGATGAGGTCCTCGATCTTGTCCCGGGCCTCAGCCATCTTTGGTCGGTTGGCTTTGACCAATTGTCGATGGATGAAGATCAGTTCGGTGAGTTGATAGGTCTCACCAACAGGCTCGGTTGCACCTTCGTTGTCCATCACGCGATTTCCCAATCAGTCGCGAGCAGGTCTGTTTGAGAGCACAACCAAGGCACGAGATCGCCTTGAGCCGTGCGCATGTAGACGTAGGGGAGTGTCATCTTCGAGTTTGCATCAGGTACTTGCAGTTCCAGATACATGTTCTTGCCATTCCAACCTGAGCGACGGACGCGTTCACCATTGTACATGTGCTTGATGGCCCAACCGATAGTGCTTTCCATGATGCTCTCCTCTATGCTGCGGATGCGGTTCTCTGGATCTTCGCGAAGGTGCGTTTGGTCTCGTCACTTGTTTCGTGTTTGATGAAAGCCAAAACCGAGCTGTTGGGGATGTTGTCAATGCAAGCGCTTAGGCTCGCACCTTCCTCCAAGGCTCCGCAATGCTCCACAAACTGCTTTAGCATGAACAGACTGTCCTCGGTTATCCATTGATCGAGGTTGACAATCTTCCCACTAACCCCGCCTTCGAAGGCGAGGAGTTCTGCCGGGTCTACGTCTTCGAGCGGCTGAACGACTTGGAGCTTGAAGCGTAGGCCGGGAGTTCTCTTCTTGCTGGATTCGATTTGCTCAGGTAGACCCTGGACTACGCAGAGGTAAGTGCCTTCTGGCAACGTTGGCGGCGGTTTGATGTCGTCAACGGATCGGTTGAGGATGTCTTCGAAGTTGGTAGTCATTGGGTTAGAATCCTTCGGGTATATAATGGGTGCGTTTGGGTTCGGTTGGGGTTGGGTTGAGTAGATGCGCTTGGTTCTGGTTTGGGTTCCTTTCTTTTTGAATAACACCAAGTATATGCTCCTCGATCTCACGCAAGATTTCCTTGGTGGGTTCGGAGAGGGGTGGGGAGATGTGGATGAAGTAGGCATGAAGGCGGATGAAATCTGCTACCTTCATCGGGCGTGTAGGTTTGGGCATTAGCGCCAAGTCACTGCTTTGACAGCCCACATTTGCGCAGTTTGGGCTTCGGTGATTGCAATGGAGCATAGACGCACCATCTCAGGATTGTCTCCGCGATTGATGTAGCCCTTGCGGAAATCGTCCATGTGATCGATGATTTCCGCGTAGAGCTTCTTTAGCTTGTCGACATCTCCCATTCCAGATGGATTGAAAGATAGTCCGACTGCCTTTTCACCAAAGGTCTGTTCACCAAAGGTCTGTACTCGATCAATCATCAAACTCTCCTTTTCAGTATAACCGCTTTGGGCTTATCTGCACTGGCTGCGGTTGTTGGCCCGCGCAGGGTTTCGAAGAAGGTGGCGAGGCCGGTTTCGATTGGAAGTTCTGGCGACATCTCGAACGGCTTTGGGTTGGCGAGGTCGACGAGCATAGTCGAATTGGTCTTGATTGTGCGTTTATCTCGAACGTTGGTGTAGAGAACCACGCTGGAGAAATACTGCGGGATCTTCGGGCTTAGCTTCTGCCCAACCCCTTGCGGGAAGCCTTTTTTCGTGCCGTCTGGCTGGTCTTGATACGCGATGTGTGCGATGACGATGACATTGGTGGCGAAGGCGTCGCTAGTAAGATTGCTGAGTACCATCTCAATAGTATCTTGTGCAAGTCCATAGATTGCTCGGCCGTCAACGTCGCCTGATTTACCAGGGCGGGCAATTGATTGGTGGAAATCGTAGGCGGAATCGCATAGTCGAGATAGGCTGTCAATGACAAGGATACTATCACGCCCCCACGCGGCCGGATTTCCCAGGTCAACATTGTCGTAGCTCCATTTGTCTAGCATTTTCATTGCTGTGATGAATGC